TGAACCACCACATTTGATGCTGGCTGATCATGACGGCAGTCGTTCTCATCGTAACGGTCTTGTAATGGCACTTGGTCTTGATAACTGGTACGACCAAAAGTTAAATGAACAACAGATCAATTATCTTGATGGTCAAGCTTATTACATTTTACAAGAAGTGAAGAAAGAATTCCCTAACACTGATTACTTTGATATGGAAACTTGCTTGTGTTCGTTCAAGAAGTTGTTTAGAAAAAAGCATGGACGTTATCTAGGTTACTATCTTGATCGTCAAGCTGAAGAAATTACTCAGTGTGAGAACGATGGCTGGTTTGGCATCGACTGGCAACCTATGTGGGACGCTAGAAATGAAACGCTAGATAAAAAGTTATTGACTAATAAGATAAATAAGAGTAAAATGGAGTTGTATCTCAATAACGATATATTGGATGCAACTGGCTTGTTCCGCCCGCGAACAGTCGGTCTTGAATCATTTATGTGAGGTGAAATGAAAGTATTTGCTATTGGTGGTGAGCCTGGATCAGGCAAGACCACGTTGATGAAGAAAATTATCGAACACTACTGTGTCGAACCCAAGTACGATGCGTTTAAGCTAGTTCCATATCTCCAAAAAGATAATATCTATATTCTAGGCAAGTATGAAGAAGGTGAAGTATTCTCGGGTACTGATCGCATGAGTATGGCTGTTCAGCCTGAAGCGATTAAGTTCCTTGCTACTTTGCCTTCAGAAGCTGTTGTATTATACGAGGGAGATCGTTTGTTTACAGCTTCGTTCCTTGAGCATTGTCTCGAAAATTATGATCTAAAAATTATCTATCTACAAACAAAGAAAGAGACTCGCGCTGAACGTTATAAGGAGCGTGGCAGCAATCAAAATGCAACTTGGTTGCAGGGTCGCGAAACTAAGATTTCAAATATCATGACAAACATGACGCTGATGTTCAGCACACATTCCTACGTTAACGAAACGTTGGAAGAGCAGAAACATATTCTAGAAACAATATTCAATATGGTAGAGGGTAAGTAATGAATTGTAATTGTTGTAACTGCAGAGAAGAAGGATTGTCAATCACTTTGGGTGATAACTTCGAAGCATATTTAAATGATGAAAGGATTGATTTGGACAATAGAAGTCCATTCTTCGAATATAAATATGCTGAGGACAAAATTCTAGCCGACCTCAAGGCGCATCTAGATAAAACTTACACAGAACACTATGCCACTGATGAAAGAGGCATTGAGTGTTTCGATGCTTGGATTGCTCTTGGCGATTCTACTCCTACGTTCCGTAACACTGCAATTAAGTACTTGTGGCGCTACGGTAAGAAAAATGGCAACAACAAAAAAGACCTAATGAAGGCGCTGCACTATATATTCATGTGCCTCTATGTGGATCACTATAAGGATGAGAAATAATGGAAATTAAGATTGAGATTGAAGCTTTAAGAAAGCGTGGCTTGTTCGTTGCCACTCCAATGTATGGCGGTGCTTGTGCGGGTATGTTCGCTCGTTCTATCGCTGATCTAAGCGCCATTTGCGCGCAAAACGGCATTCCGCTTCAAATGTACTTCCTCTTTAACGAGTCGCTTATTACTCGCGCCCGCAACTACTGTTGTGATGAGTTCATGCGATCACCTTCACAGCATCTAATGTTTATCGACTCTGACATTGGGTTCAACCCGCAAGATGTTATAGCTCTCATGGCTTTGCAGGCAAACGAACCAGAGAAGTACGATATTATCGGTGGTCCTTATCCTAAGAAGTGTATCAGCTGGGAAAAGATCAAGACCGCTGTTGACAAGGGTGTTGCTGATGAAGATCCTAACGTGCTTGAAAAGTTTGTCGGCGATTATGTTTTCAATCCAAAGGGTGGAACACAGAGCATCGCGATCGGTGAACCTTGTGAGGTTCTTGAAATCGGTACAGGCTTCATGATGGTTACCAAGCCAGCCATGGCTAAGTTTGCTGAAGCTTACAAGCAGTATATGTATAAGCCTGATCACGTTCGCACTGAAGCGTTCGACGGTTCTCGTGAAATTATGCAGTACTTCCAAGCTGAGATTGACCCGAAGTCTAAGCGTTACCTTTCAGAAGATTATTGGTTCTGTCAGAAGGCTCAGGAAATTGGTCTTAAGACTTGGTTCTGCCCATGGATGAAGATGCAGCACGTTGGTACTTACATCTTTGGTGGTTCTCTTGCTGACCTTGCTTCTATTGGTGCTTCTGCTACAGCAGATCCTGGCGCACTAAGGAAGAAAAAGTGATTGACTTTAAATCACCTGTGACTTATACTATGAATATTGAAACTGTGGAGAATACAATATGAAAATTTCTACTAATACCTTGAACGTTCTTAAGAACTTTGCAAAGATTAACCCTTCCATTATTGTTCCGGAAGGAAACGTGCTAAAGACTATTTCGCCTTCCAAGACTATCATGGCAAAGGCCAAGGTTGAAACAAACTTCGGTAAGCGATTTGCAGTTTACAGTCTAGATAAGTTTATTTCGGCGATTAGTCTTTTCAATGATCCTGAGTTGAAGTTTGGCGACAGATCAGTTGAAATCTATAATGGGTCTGCTAAGACTACGCTTACGTATTCTGACGAAAGCACTATTACAAAGGCTCCTGACAAGGAAATCAATCTTCCCTCTGTTGACGTAAGCTTTAAGCTTACTAACGAGCATCTTAAGGATGTTGAAAAGGCAGCTGGTGTTCTTGGACTTCCTGAAATCGTTGTGATGGGCGATGGCACCAACGTGTTTCTTCAGACAGTAGATAGCAAGAATCCTTCTGGTGATAGTTTCTCGATTAATATCGGCGATACTGATAAGGCTTTCAAGGCTATTTTTAAGTTTGAAAACATCAAGATTATCCCTGGTGATTACGATGTAACTATCAGTTCGAAGGGTATTTCTCACTTCTCTGGTAAGGAAGTTGAATACTGGATTGCTGTTGAGCAAAGTTCTCAGTTCTGATTGATCAGGGGAGCTTCGGCTCCCCTGCTTTTTATATTATGGAGATTGTGATGGATTCCTCTAAAAGAGTTACACGTCTAGTAAAATCTTATGCACCTATCAAAAATCCTTTGACAGAAATTTTGGGCTTAGATAAAACTCAGCAAGCACCATTGAAGGTTATGTGTCAGCGCACATATGAGGTTTTGCCCGCTGATGAATTTTATGCTAAAAAGTACAAACAAGAAACTGATCCTCGTTTTTTGTGCAACAATGATTACCGGCATGTTTCCAAAAAACTTTGGGATGAAATGCAGGAAAATTATAGGAATGGTTTGGGGTGGAAAACAAACGAAGAATTGTTGAATCCTCCACAAACCCTTGAGTCTTTTATTAACTCTGAAGAGGATGTGTCATGAACGAAGAATTTCTCTGGGTAGAAAAGTATCGTCCTAAGACTATTGAGGACACTATCCTTCCGGTTGACCTGAAGGCAACCTTTCAACAGTTTGTTGATCAAAAAAATATCCCAAATCTAATTCTATCTGGTTCGGCTGGTGTGGGTAAGACCACGGTGGCTCGTGCTATGCTGGAACAGCTGGGTTGTGATTACATCGTAATTAACGGGTCTATGAATGGAAACATCGACACACTTCGTAATGAGATTCTCAACTTTGCCTCAAGTGTATCTCTCAGTGGTGGACGAAAGTACGTCATCCTTGATGAGGCAGATTACCTCAATGCCAATTCAACTCAGCCAGCCCTTAGAAATTTCATGGAAGAATTTAGCAGAAACTGCGGGTTCATCCTTACATGCAATTTTAAGAACCGAATCATTGAACCGCTACATTCTCGGTGCTCTGTCGTAGACTTCAAAATTAGCAAGAAGGATATGGCCAAGCTCGCGATGCAGTTTATGAAGCGAGTAGAAACTATCCTAGCTGCTGAGAGCATTGAGTTCGACAAGGCTGTTGTTGCCCAGCTGATCCAAAAGTACTTCCCTGATTGGCGCAGAGTTCTTAACGAGCTTCAGCGTTACTCAGCAACTGGTAAGATTGACACAGGTATTCTAGCCAATCTTCAGCAGTCGAGCATCCGCGACCTTGTTAAGCTCATGAAGGAAAAGAACTTCACTGAGATTCGTAAGTGGACTAAGAACAACATTGATACCGATGTGAACGTTCTCTACAACGAGTTCTATGAAACAGCGGTTGATCACTTCACACCACGTTGTATCCCAGCACTTGTTCTGTTGATCGCC